CAATCACGTTCTCCATTATCGTGTTTTAGACCTACAAAATTTATTCCATTAAAATTATTTACAGGTCGTCCTGTTGTTGTGTATGGGTTATACCATCCGTATATATTATTATCTTGTACAGAATGTCTTTTATACTTTGGGTTATGATAATTGTCAAATTTATCATTAATTTTTAATGAATTTTTTTCTAATAAATATAAGTTAGGTATAACATCTTTATCAAACCAATTACCTACACTAACATTAAACCACGGCATAAGCGCGCGTTTTCTTTCTTGGCAACGCTCATAATGTTTACCAATAGGTATCATTTTATTTACCTTTATTTGTGGAAATTTACGATAAAAATACGTGTGAGCTTGTGTGTCAAATTCGTTTGGGAATGGCTCATTTTTTGTGTAGTAGTATTTGTATTGTATATCCGTATAAGATTTTAAGGGGTTCGCATGTAAAGCGGCTTTTTTATCTAAAACATAAATTTCTTCTAATGTTTTTATATAATTAAATACTTTATCTTTTGATAAATTTATACATTCTGGATGATTAATAGGTAAAATGTAACCTTTATCTTCATCTAAATTAGAAATGTATATAGCAATAATTTTTGCAAGAGCAGGGTGTATATTATCATTGCCATAGATGTAGTCTATATAGCATGATTTTGCTATTTTATTTTGTAATATTTTAAATTGTGTGTCGGTCTCTATAAGGTAAAACATACCTTAATATACAAAAGATTTTTTTAATATCCACCTCCTCCACCACCAGAAGTTCCACCTCCTCCTCCTGTAGATACACTAGTTCCAGTACTATAAGAAGTACCACCACTAGTTGGACGATCTTGAGGAGTTACAGTAGTTTGAGGTCTTTCTGAGGCACTTGAAGTAGCAAAACTTGAATAATCATTATTAGAATTTTCTACCATAGGTGCTCTATCTATATTATCTATAACATTAGTTATTTTAGGACAACTATCTAATGCTTCTTCATATGTAAGAAATGAATTTGCAGGACAACCTAAAAGAGAAGATCTTTTACTACTTATTACTTCAGGGTCTGAAAATTTATTTACTTGTAT